CCGCTGACCGAGATTCCGAGCGTGTTCGCGGTCGGACGATAGATGCCGGTGTCGGGATCGTTGGTGAAGTGCAGCGAAGGCGAAGCCGCGGTGCCGTCGTCGAGCGTGATGTCGCCATCGGTCGCGGAGATCGTGATCGCACCGGGACCGACCGTGATCGAGATGCCAGCGCCTGCGGTCAGATTGCTAGTCACCCACGACGTGCCGCTGCCGATCAGGACGTCGCCATCACTCGGAACGGTCGTCAGTTCGGAGAGCGAAGTCGGACCACCGCCGCCGCCTCCGGTGCCGCGTGCAGCGACCAGAGTCCAGTCTGCCGAGGAGCGCGACGGGCGCGTGCGGTTGCCGTCCGTGTTCGAAGTGTACGAGTCGCCATTGATCGTGACGAGATCGAGCTTGTTGTAAGTCTCGCCCGCCTGCCACTTGCCGCGAGGATTCAACCCGCGAGGCTCGGCAAACTCTTTCCGCAGCTGGTCGATCTCACCGGCACGCGGGAAGCGTGCGAGTTCAGCGCTGACGATATCCTTGACCGCGCTCGGTAGGCTGGCGGCGTGCTCGGCAATCTTCGCCTCGGCTTGCGCGGCAAGACGGGCGTTTTCTTCGCGCTCTGCGATGATCGCGTTGTAGCGTGCCTGCGTACTGATTTCGAGGCTCTTGGCGAGGTCTGCGATCTTCGCCTCAAGCGTTACGCCAAGCGCCGCTGTTTTGTCGGCAGCTTGCTTCGTCGTCCATTCCTCAAGCTCGGCACGCAGTTGCGGCTCGGTCTCGTCGAACGCCTTCTCAATCTCGGTCGAAAGGTGCTCACGCAGTTGCGGCAGTTGCGCGACGAGTTCTTTCAGCTCGGTCCGCTGTACGATAGCGAGTTCGATCAGCCGTTCGATCTGGGTCTGGGTATCCATTGTTCAGGAGTTCTTTTGAAGTTTTCCTTCGTGCTGCCGCATACAAACGGCATTTCGCTGCGCGGCATCTGGGAATTCTTTAATCGCTACCGCGTCGCCCATGCAGCGCGTCATGAAGTCATCGTGCGTCTCGCCCATATTAGGTGTCGGCAGGTCAAACTTCTTTGCTTCCAGCAGTTGCGCGGGCGTTTTGCCGATTACGAATGGAGCAACGTGCGCGGCGCTGCGCTTGTCGAGTTCCTTGCGGTATTGCTCGACGGCGGTTAGCCAGTCGTTCGCGTTCGTCGGCTTCTGCTTGATTGCAAGTTGCACCTCGGTCGCGGCGCTGAACTGCACGCGCTCGGTTTGCACGCTGTTCTGCGCCTGCTGCTTGTTCAGTCGCTCAACAATCGCGTTCGCCCAGCGTTGACCAGCATCGCCGCCCCATCCGTTCCAAGCCTGCCAGCCAGCGCCCTTTTCAGACCAACTGCTACCTTGTTTATCAACTTCGTGTCGATCAAAATACGCCTTCATTCGGCGCACCGTGTCTTCTGAAAGTGGCTTACGATTTTTAAGGTCACGAGCGCGAGCAAGGCCGACAGCGGTCATTCCTCGTTGCGACGGCGGCTTCGAGGCCCTTACCTCTAGAGCGCGTTGTGCATTTGCAGCCATTTCCTTTGTTGGCTTGTAGCTACCATCGGCAAAGTTGACCTCCACGACTTCAGCGCGATCCGATGACGGTGCCCCGCTTTCTGTCGTTGCAAGTTCCTCCGACGACGGATCAACAATCGCAGTCGGCGTCTGGTCGATTGGCGTTTCCTCTGGATTGACCGGCTGACCGTCAGGCCCAACCGGAATCGTTGCGCCAGCGGCAGCAGCTTGCACCGGAGTATTTGGCAAGCTCTGCGTCGTGAGTCGAATTGCGGTTTCTGGCACGCCGTATTTTCCGGCAAGCTCTTTAACGTAAGCGGCCTCGGCAGCGATCTGCTCAAGGCGGGCGAAGGCGTCGGTGCCTTCGGAGGCGGCAATCTCTTGAAGCGACTTCGCGCCCTGCCGGTTCTCGGCCATGTTCGCGGCAGATTCGCGGCCAACGTCAATTGTGAGCTTGGCCGGAAAGCGCCATTCGCCACGAGTCGCACGACGTAGCGCCTGCACCATCGTCTCGCCAGCAGCCAGAGGAGGCGGCGGGATTTCCTGACGCGCAATCGCGTCGAGCAGCACCGCGTTCTTAATCGGGTCGAGGACTTTATCCTGCAAGACGCCCTGATGCCGGCCGAAAATGCGGTCGGCCTGCGCGAACTCTGCGCGCACGCTTGGTCCGCTGTAATCCTCGGTGCCGAACAGAACGCCCTGCGGAATGCCGGTGCCGATAGCGATTTCGTGCATCAGGTGCGCGATGAATCCAGCAAAGGCATTTGACGGACGCGACGGCATCACCTCGACCTTGTCGGCGGTTCCGAAGTAACGAATCGTCGCAACCTGCGAGAATTCGTTTTGCTGCTCCTGTCCGTTCGGCAGAATGTTGGTCGGCGGTCCAGCCGTGAAGAGGTTGCGCGGGTTGGCGCTGCCGCGATCCGAGAATACCAGCGCGGCCTGCTGCGAAGCAAAACGTACACCTGCTTTTTCGGCCTCAAGGATTTCATTAAGCATCCGAATCGTGCGCTCGGAGCAATGGAAGTCCGTGACGCCGCGCATCTGGTCGATGCGGAACGGGTCGAAGTAATGTGTGAAGTTCGATGCCGGAATGTCTTCCGCGCCAAAGTAAACGCCTTCGCGGGTTACGCGGTAAATGCGATACGCTACCGGACGACCAAAGTCGTCAACAATCACGCCCTGAAAGTAGTTGTCGCTCTCGGCTCCGACCATGTTCGGGTTGCCGATGCGCGTGGCCGGAACCAACTGAATCCGCAGCGCGTCCTCGACGCGACGAATGGCAAAACCGCAATCGCCATCGACCGGACGCTCCTCGCAAGCCAGCTGGATTAACTTCCGAAAGGAGTGTCTGCCGCTGATGTCGCAGTTTTTGCACCAAGCGTGGAAGAACTCCGAAACCATGTCGTTATAACTCTTGTCGCCGGTTGCCGGTGAGTACTCGGTCGGCGTGAGGAACTGCCCGAACTTGCGCGAGACGGCGCGAGCTTGCGGCACGTTTTCCACCAACTCCCGCGCCTCCCACATCATCACAATACGCGAGCGAGTCGTCTGCGTACTTTCGCTCGGCTGACCATAGGTGCGCGGCGCGTAAATGCGATTAGTGACGCTGGCGTTGTAGCTAAAAAGCTCGCGCTGCACCTGCGCTTCAAGACGCTTCAGCGCATAGGAAGGCGCGACCGCCTCAAGCGCCCGCTCGTACCAAGGCCGATTGGCAAGGATTGGAGTCGGGTCAAAGGCTGGGACGTTGCTCATTTTCAGAATCCGTTAAACGAAACGTAGGACTGAACCGTGCTCTGACCGTTGGCATCGTCGATTGCCGCCTGCAACTGCCCGAGCATCATATTCAGTTTGTCCAAATCGGCGCGGTTCACCGATTTGCCGTTCAAACTATATGACTGATTGAGCAAAACCGCTTGGATAGCGTCCAGCGTCTTGGTCTTAAGCGTATTGAGCGTGGCAACGTCGATGCCGAAAAACGGATTGGACAGAGCGGCCATTTGAAATGGCGGCATCCGTCAAAAGGCTTTTTACGCCTTTACTCCTTCGGCGGCGTGTAGCGAAGGATTCCAGCGATGGTACCCATGCAAAGCATCATCGCAGAGGTATCTAGACCGTGATTTGGGGCGTTATGTTTGACTTCACGCCACTCCCATACCCCAGCGCGAATTTCTATCTTGGACTCGCCCTTGAGGTGTTCCAGATACAATGGATTTACATCCTGCGGCAGTTCCCAGCGTAAATCGCCTTTACCCTCTAGCGCCGTTTGGAGAACGTCTTTAAAGTAATCTCCAGAAAAGTTGTAAAAAAACACGTCGCCGCCACGAAAATCGCTGACGTGCGGTTCGGAAAATGGGAAATTGATGACTTGTCCGCTGGCTTCGTCTTTCAATGCCCACGTCCTGCGTCCGTAGCCACGCATGGATCGCCAGCCAAACTCCGCGCAGTCGTGATCAACATCGGCTGGTCGGTAACCTCGGTCCTGAGCCACGCATTGGTCGGCTACCTTGTAACGCTTCTGAAGCAACCGCAACGAAGCACGTGAGTCAATCCGACCAAAGAAAAGCTGCCGATAACGTGGACCAGTAGCGGTCGAGAACGCGCCGATCTCGGCCCACCAGTGATCTTGTTGACGGTCAATCGACATCATGCGAATCACCTCGTTTTCGATTGGCTGACCCTGCTCGTATTGCGCCATCGTGTAGTCGCTTTTTGGAACGAACACGTTGAGCACCTTGCGCTCCATAATCCACGGCTTCGCCTCGCGCTTTGTTCTGAATTCCTGCATCGGCGTGTCATCTCCGGTGCGGATGTTATGATTATGCGCTTCGCAAAACTCCTCGACCAAAAGCCTCATCGGTCTGCTCACGAGCGCTTCGATTCGAAACGAAACTAGTTCCTTTGGAGATTTAAGATTGGTGGCAACAAAACGTCCGGTCTTTCTCCAGCTTGCTCGCGTGGTTTCTTCATCTGGTGACTCGTAACCGCAGTTAATGCAACGAAACCGGCAAGTCTCAGTTGCGCGTTGAACGTCAAGCGTGTCATCATCGCGCTTTGCGGTTTTATCCCAGACAACGCCACCGAGAATTTCATTGCCGCTTCGCTGCATAAACGAAATTTCGTGCAACTTATGGCAGGCAGGACATTCAGCCATCCATTCCTGCTGGTTGCCGGAACGATATGACAAATCCTCGACGTTGCCGGTGTCCGCGTCCATCACGGCGGCTTGGCTCACGTTGTAAATTTTGCTTCTGCCTACTTCTTCAAATTTCGATACGCGAGCGACGGCATGACCATAAACGTCCTGCCATTTTGGTAACCAAATCTCATCGTTAACTTTGTAACGAATGGACTGCGACTGCTGGGTCGAGATGTTGGCAGAATTTAATGTCAGGAAAAACCCACCGAAATAGATTTCAGTCTGGGTGCGTTGCGGTCCAGTTTTTGGAAGCATCCGCGCAACTGGCTTACACCGCTCAAGCAGAGGATTCAGGCGCGACTTGCAATGCTTCTCGACCATATCGTCAGTCTGCATCGTCCAGCTAATCGGTCCGGCATCGTTGCAGATGAGCCACGGAATCCAAATGTCGGCAACCAAGGTGCCGCCAATCTGAACCGCTTTACGAAAATGAACCCTGCGAATAACTGGGTTCTGTAACGCGTCGAAAATTGGAATCAGCCAAGGCGTGATTCTCGCATTAAACGGACCGGACGTTGCATACGATTCTGGTAGCTGAACGTGTTTCCGCGCCCACTCGTAAATCGATGAGCGATCCGGTTGAGAAAATCGAAAGCGGTTCAAGCCCGCTTGGATTTGCTTCATGCTTCCACCGTTTGCGGCTGCTCTTTTTTCGGCCTGCCGCCCAGCTTTCCATTTTTCCGATTGGCTAGAGTCTTGCGCTCTGACTTAACCGAGCCGCCTTTCCGGCCTAGCATCGCAGCGTACTGCGATAGGCTGATCGGTTGTTCGTTAGTGGTTGGTTGCGTTTCGATCATTGGTTTTGGTGTTATCGACTTTGCTCAAGGATTCAAGAAAGCCTTCCGCTTGGGAAGGCTCGGTTTGAATCCTTAAGCCGCAACCAAATTCAGCAGGTTGCCAGCACGCTTCTCCAAGTCGATTCTCGCGTCGAGGTAATCGAAATCTCGTGCGTAAGCCGTGAAGCCTTGAACCAAATCCCAGAGCGTTTCGCAGCCACCTTCCTCGCGCTCCGCTGCTTCGATTGCATTGTTGAGTTCGGCTCGGCTGAAGTCAAATGGCGCAAGCATCGTATCCAATTCATCGCCCTTGGGCAACCTACGCTCCATTGCACGAGTAATGGTAGCTTGATCGTTAATGATGGATGCTTCGGCATAGTGTGCAAGCATCGGAGCGGCATCTGAATCAAAACGGCTTGGGCCATTTTTACTGTGCCGGATGACCAGCTTGTTGATCTGCTGCGCGCCCCACACGATGTGATTGCCGCAAACCTCGTTGAAAAGGAACGTCATCAGGCCGAACGTCTTGCTTCCGGTCTCTGAGTTCCAGACGAAGAAGCCTCGATTGAGCTTGGCACGCGGACCAGCCTCCAATCGTGAACCGCCGTCGATCATGAACATGAATACGTCTCGGTCGCTAGCGTAAAGACCAGATGGCTTCGGAGTACCGCTCGCACGATCATAAGCGAGAGGATTGTAGAATCGGCCTCCGGTACGATCAACGATACGCTGCACCGCATCGACGCAATCCGCATCCCAGATTCTACCATACGATGGACTTGTCACCGCCTGCAAAGTATTGAGAGTTTGTGCCTGTGGATCGACGACGGTCATGAACTTCGCTTCCTCGCGTGGACTCTTTGCGATGCCATCGTTGATGCACCGAACCGCAAGATCGGTAGGCAAGCGGCGCAGATAATTGGCTGGTGCACCAATCATGCTGGCAAACTGACCGAAAGCCCAATGGCTTGGCTCGCACGCAGAGATTGCAGAGTTGAGCACGATGGTGCCATTACGCTCTTCCGCTTTCAGAGCACGCACGTCCAGATCGACTGAACGTGACGCCATCCGGCGGCGGTGAACTGCGTCGCGCAGTTGAGCGAGAGTTTGATAGCGTTGATCGGCAGGGCGTGAGGCCCACTGGCGGCTGGCTTCTAACAGGTTGGTCGTTGTCATTGTCGTTGTGGTTTTTGGTTTTTGGTTTCGTTAACTGAGTCGAAGACTCAATGAAGCCCTCCGTAGAGGGCTTGATGAGGCTTCAACCAATCATCACCCAACCGGAGCCGAGTAGGTGTTGTTGGAAACCAATAATTAAAGCGGTCCAGCGACCCTTGGGCGTCCGAACGATTTGGTAGCGGACCTTCTGAATTTCCCATTTGCTCATCGCCTTTACCAAGTTTTCCGAGGTGGCGTAGCTCTTCACGTAAACACTGTCTAGGTCTAGACAGGAAGGATGATCTGAGTAGTTGAGTTGGTTCGTTATCATTGTTGGTTGTGGTTGGGTTAACGGTGTGGAGTAAAAGCGAATCGGTTGGGAAAGTAAAACACTTTTTTTAAAAATTCATCACCACCACTCTACCGCTCCGAAGCTCCAGCACGTTGGTATTTTTCTGAAGAAACTCCAAGGCCTCCTGCTCATCAATGCTCGCTTTCATCCCGTGAGCCTCGGCTGCTTCAAGAGCGGTATCGAATTCGGTCCAAGTGGAGCAGACCTCGATAACGTCCAACTCCATCTCCTCGCCTTGATAGTCGTCGATGTTTTGAAGCTGCTCGAAGAGCGCGGTTAACGCTTCACGGCTGAAATCGTTCGGCCGGATACGCTTGAACTGCTCTAGGAAGATGGACTCGGTTACTGTGATTTTCATGTTGTTGGTTGGGTTGTGGTTGACTTGACCAGCAAAAGCGAAGCGGTTGGCAAAGTAAATAACAATTTTTGAAATTGTTAGGATGCTACCGGCCAAACGTATGGCAGATCGCTTGGTACGCCTTGAAAATGGGAGGCGTAGATTTGGTTTTTGCGGACCAAATTGGATTGGTGGCTTAGGTGAATATCCATTCGGCCAAACCATTCCGGCATTTTTGTGAACTGCTCGACTGCAAGTCGTTTGGTTAACTCCGAGACAAAGCGTTCACGCATCGTGTCACGGTATCCGCGCGCCAGCCACTCGTCGCAAATTGCAATGCCGTATTTGAGCAGCGCAGTCTCGTGACCGACCCACATCTTGACCGCCGGATGGTTTTTCCAACCGTAGTCGCGCTGGGTAAGCGACAGGTAAATTTGCCATGTCTCGACTCGCTGCTTGCCAAGCCTGCGATAATCTAAAACTCGTGCCGACTCCACGAAGCACGGAAACGGTAGAAAGGTTTGCATGGCTTAGTTTTTAGAAACCAGCAGATACTTACCGTCGCGAATCTGCCCGCTCATGAAGCCGGTTACCGGACTCCATAATTTAAGCGAACCGAAGTAGCAGTTCTCCTCGTTGGCTGCTGGGGTTAGCTCACCAACTTTATCGGCAAACTCGTACTCGCCGCCCGAGGATTCTGTGAGAACGTAAACGTCGTAGGTCATTGTATTTGGTTGTTTTGGATTTACTGAACAACCACACAAAAACCTAAACGCTTCGGAATGTAAATACCTTTTTTTAAAAAAGTTTTGGGATGGTTCCCATCCGCTCCCAAGCAAGTTCGTGGATGAACCAGCACCACGGCGGTTGCCTTGAACGTTTACCTCGTTCCGGTGCGTCTTTCGCGTCGATCCAGCCGAGCAATTCAATTTCCGGCCTTAAGCCAACAGTTCCGATCACAAGTCGATTATTGTCGATATCGCGTTGTGTGACCTTGCAAAGATTACGGCCACGCGACCAACGAACTTCGATTCGCGTCCCGATTAAATCTGGAACGGAGTAAACGTCCACGCCAAGCGATTGATTGCAACCAAGCGCAACGGCTACCGCCAATTCAGCGCAAGCTGCGTTTAAATGATTGTCGAGAAACTGACCGGTCCACTGCTCGGGAAAGGCAGAGCGGCTACGTTTGTCCTCCGCGCTTTGCTGGCGAGCGTTACCGATTTTTAAGGCGTATTCCAGCTGCGCGTCATTCAGACGAACTTTCATCGCCTTCTTGCCTCCGCGTTTCTCGTATCGCCTCGGCTTCAAAAGTTGCAATGTTGCTATTCACAACTTCGCGAATTTCGTCGAGAATCATTCGACCTTCCAAGTTTGCTTCCGCTGCATTTCTACCAGCCACTCGCGGACCAAGTTCGACTTCCAGTTTAAGCCGAAGGAGAAGATCGAGTTTCTGAGCGAGTACGCCCAGCATTTCCTCGACGATCTCGCGGTCGATCGTTTCTCCAGACTCGCGGGCGATCTTCATGTCGCGCAGCTTAATCTCGCGCAACATCAGCTCGGCTTTCAAATCGGCCAGAGTTTTGGTAGCCGTGTCTTTGCCGATCAGCTTAACAGCGCAGAATTCCCGCCATGCATCTATGTTTTCGCGCCTACCGTCGGTATGCTTTTTCGGTGCTTCGTTTGGAAAACGAGACCGCGCTTCATAAATTGCCTGTCTGGATAAACCGAGTTCGCGAGCAAGCGCCGAAAGGTCTTTGGCCCAATGACCGCCTTGTTGTGATTCGTAATCATCAACCGCTTTGCGCTCTGCGGTTGTAAGTGTGCGACCAGCCTTTAGCTTCTTGATGATGTTCGCTACGTTGGCTTTTTGATAAACGCCAACGGCATCCGGCTGGGCATCGCTCATTTGAGATTGATCAATTTCAAATCGTACTTCGGATTCAGTTCGTCCTCGGTCAAATCGTCTCTGCGGATCAACTTGTTTTTCTTGAAGCGTCCGTAGTCCACATGGTGATGCCAGCGTCCGTATTTAAAAACGACTTCTGCGACATCTGGATGCTCACGAACCAGCATCTTGGATTTTTCCATCGTTCCTTGCTGGTAAATCTCGTCCGTGTTGCCGCCTCGTAACAACTGCGTTTTCATCTTATCCTGCAAGAATGCGTAGAACTGGATTGTGCACCATCCAGCCTTCAACATATCCAACGACATGATTGTATCTTCGTTGAATCGTCCGCGCCAGCGAAACGGAACGTCGTTGCGAATCAGGTTACAGGAGTAAATCCGAGTGTTCGTAATGAACGGAGGCGCACCATCTTTCATCGCGCCGACTGAAAACATCGAATAGTTCGGTCCAGCCATTGCTACGTTTTTGTAGCGAAGCACAAAGTCCTCCATCATTTTCCAAAAAATTGGACTACGGACTCCGATACGAAGATTCCGGTGCATCCGATAAAATTCTCGGATGTTGTCGTCCATAATCCAATGCCACTTGTGACCGTTTGAAATGGAATGGTCCCAGATGAAGTTACGCGCCGGACCGGATCCCGTGCTCATCGTCAGTCCGAGATCGTCGCATAGCTCGTACTTCTTTTTGTACGACATATCCAGTTCAATAACCGTAGTCCGTAGCGAAAACTTGGCTATTGCGTCCTTGTACTTCTGAACCTCCTGCGGCTCGACCACGATGTTGTGATCGACGCCCATTTTGGTGAGCACCTTCGATGTGATCATGTATTCCGAGCGGCCCTTGCTCGGAATGTACAACGGAAACCGAGGTTTCACTTTTTCGGCTTACCTCCCCAGCGATGATTTCCGAAATGCGCTGCAAACATTTCGGGAGGAAATTCACGACGTTTGAAAATCTTGATTCGTTCCTCGCGATTCGGAGACATGAATCCATTGTACGGATAGAACATCGCTGGCGCAAAATGCCTAACGTCTTTTCGACCGTACCAAACTGCTGAAAACTGGGCTGGTCCAGTTTGCACGCTGGCGCTTTTGCCTCGATGCGCGTGATACCAAGCCGGAAGTCGCTGAATAGTTTCCAAGATTACTGGATGATTTGGAGGACTGGCAAACAATCCATTGGCAAATGACTTCATCGACCGAAGTCCTGCAAACGGTCTAGGGTCTTCCAGTAATTTATCGAACGGACGCAGCGGCATGAAGTCCGTGTCGATGTACACGCCTCCCAATCGCGCCACCGCAATCAGTCTGGCTACATCAGACTGTGCGGCATAGGACGAGCAATCCGACCAGATTTCGCGCAACTCAACCGGAAGCGTTGAAACCGCCTCACGTTCCCCAATCGTCACAAAATCCCAACTCGGGTGCATGGCGCGGAACTGTTCCCACCATTCATCGAAAATTGCTGGAATTGGTCCACCCAGCCAGACGCGAATGAATCGTTTAGGAATCATCGTAGTTCGGAGAACTTGTCGTCTTTTTCCTCGACCCACATTTGGTCTTTGAGATTACGGCGCTCACGCGCTGGGAACCAAATCGACTTGGTTAACTCGGTGTGCTCCTGACCGAGAAGTTTAAAAAACTCGTTGAAGTCGTTTTCATTGGCAAAGCTGACGACGACTTTTTTGTGCGCTTCGGTTTCGCCCTCGAACTCAGGCATACCGGTCCACTCGTCACTTGCTTGGGTTTCGCCTGTCTCAACTGGAACCGGAGTAGCCAATAACTGTGCTAGCGTCAGTTCATCGAAGCCAATGTCGGGCAAATGAACGTCATCGGCCTTTAACGCCTTAAGCATTTCGCCCAGTTTTTCGTCCCATTCTGCCAGTTCTGCCGTGCGATTATCGGCGATGCCGAAAGCTGTCGCTCCGACACCTGTCAAATCCGTGCGGACAATCTTGATTTCGTTCCAGCCAATCGACTTCGCAGCAGCCAGCGTTCCGTTACCCGCAAGCACGATATTGTTTTTATCGACGACCAAAGGCTTCTGCTGACCGAACTTACGTAACGAAGCCGCAATCGCGTCCAAGTTACGTTGCGAGTGCTTCCGCACGTTTGCAGGGTCCGGCGAAAGCGATTGAATCGAACAAGTTTCAATTTTCATTTGTGAAGTTACCGAAAATGTATGGCACCGTTTTTTGTGACGAGGTTCATCTGACC